ATTGGTTTGTTTAAGTGGCTGATAGAGTCTGTATATAACAGTCCTAAAGGTCAGTCTCCTACCCAGGTCGTCAGTAATGAGGTCGTAAATAAGTATGATAACCAGTCTTACACTCATAAGGAAACAGAAGTCACTCCTACTTCTAAGAGATAAAATATCATGGAAATATCGAATGCTGTATTTCAGATGAAGGTCATAAAAGGTATCTTAGTCTCTGTAACTGGATACCTTTATACACCTGGTACGAAGAAGATAGAATCAGAGTTAGGGGAATATCGGTATAAAGACTTTCAGATTTATATGGCTGTACAGTTAGCTGAAGGGTATAGGGATGCTATTACGAATCAAAGATTCCGGTTACGGAAATGGCCTCCCTTATCTTTATCTTATATGAGGTATAAGAAACAACATCATCTTTCTTTAAAGATATGGGAAGCTACGGGTACACTAAAGAATACTATTCATATATTTAAGAAAGGTACTCTTATTGTAGTAGGGTTCAAGCAGTCTGATACCTACCATAAAACGGGTATAAAAATCAATACAATAGCTAGGTATCTTGAGTATGGTACGGTGAAAATGCCGGCACGTCCTTTATTTAGACCTTTGTTAGTTTATATGAGGAAGCATGTGTCTGATTATTATAAGAGGTATCAGAAGGAATTAAAATCAAAGAAAGTATCTTGTTTATACTTACCTGAATCTGACACTAAATCTTCAAAGTCCTATAAGATAAAGAAATCCTTAGTGAATCATAAAAAGAAAGGAGGACGATAGTATCTATGCATAATTCCATGTTCCAATATGATTTAGCTATGTATAATCGAATACATGCTATGTACCCGGAAGTAATATTTTCTTCTCCAGAGGAATGTTTCAAGGTCAATGCCAAGCAGCATGGTGGTAAAGTACTATTACCTTTTATTTCTATCTGGAGGATGCCGGATATTACTTTCAACGCTGAAATGTTCAATGATTCTTTTCTACGTACTGGGATGAAGGGCTGGTCTTCTAATGATTCTAAAATAGAGTTTCCGAAGCAGAGATTAAAGATGGCCGGGGTACCCGTAACTCTACAGTACCAGGTAGATGTCTATGCTACGAAAAGGGATGTATGTGATGGGATAGCTGCTGAGCTATTCCTAGAAGCTAAGTTACGTCCTTTTATTTCTGTTCAGATAATGGATTTAGGGGAAAAGTTGATAGAGTTTAATCTGGAAGTAGAAGACACTATTTCAGATGAAACGGATATTTCTTCTTTTGATGAAACAAATAGGTTCTATCGTCTTACTCTAACCATGAATATACCTGAAGCTGTCTTATTCAGAATCAATGATTTCTATAAGTTAGATAAGATACTGGTAGACTATAAAGGGAGTCCGTTCCCAGAGGATAAGAAGCCAGTTCATGGTACATACAGTCCTCAGTCTGATACGTCAATAACTCATGACTAAAGTCACGAGTGTTAGTGTTCCAAAGAATAAATAGGTATCTAAAAGTGTTATATATACACTATAGGTTTGAAAGGTTAACCTATTACTAGTAATATGTTAAAATAAAGGAGAGAATGGTATGGCTGAAAATTATGCAAGCCCTGGGGTATACCTAAAAGAGGTAGATAATAGTCAGTATACATCTGATACTTCTACCTGTATCGTAGGTATGGTAGGGGGAGCTAGGAGAGGTCCGGTAGGTGTACCGACTCTGATAAAGACCCAGAAGGAAATGCTGGCAATGTTCGGTAACCCTGTACCTTATGAGTATGGGGTATATAGTGCTTTACGGGCCTTGGAAAATGTATCTGAATTATACTATACTCGTGTTGTCCGGGGTGGTACGAAGGCTTCTGCCGGTTCTATTGGTGTCGATAAGATTCTATATACGGCAGTCGATTATGGTGAAACCTATAATGGGATTAAGATTGTACAGAGTGCTTTAAGTTCTGATAAAAATACTTTTTCTGTAAAGGTACAGTCTAAAGAGGGTTCTCAGTTAGAATCCTATGATAATCTTTCTACAGATTCCTCTTCTCCGTCTTATGTAGAAAGGGTCATTAATGGGGTATCGAAGTATATTACCGTATCTATTCAGTATAGTGGTACAATTACGGAAAAGACGTTGACTCTGGGTGCTACGGAAGATACCAAGGGTGCCGGATCCGCTTCCTATTCTAGGGCTGGTCAGGAAGGGGTAGATAAGGTATCCCTAAGGTCTTTGTACTATGATAGTGACTTGAATGGTGCTAAGGCTATCATCAGTGCTGCTGATAGTTTTGGTTTCTTTGATATTACTATCCTTCAGTCTGATGGGGTAACTTCTATTGAATCATGGACTTCCCTATCCCTAGACCCGACTTCTTCTCGATTTGCTGAAACGGTAATCAATAATAATTCTAAGAGAGTGGTATGTACTGTCAATACGAAGGATGATATAAGTCTGGTAGAAAAGACTCTGACGTTCTCTGGTGGTGACGATGGTATCAATGGTATCTCCACCAAGGATATCACAGGAGTTGTTTCTGGTGGTGGGTTACAGAGTTTCTCGAATCCGGAAACTATTTCTATTGATGTTCTGTGTGCTCCTGGTTGGTCTGATGCTGCTGTTGTTAATGCTGGTATCCATATTGCTGAAACTCGTAAGGATTGTATCTATCTGGTAGATACTCCGTTCGGCCTGAAGCCTCAGGAAGTCATTAACTGGTCGAATGGTGAAGGTTCTTATATGGGTACTGCCTTTAATTCCTCTTATGCCGCTATTTACTGGCCGTGGATTAAGGTATCTGATTCCTTTACTTCTAAGGATACCTGGTTACCTCCTTCTGGTTTCATTAGTTCTGTATATGCTTACAATGATTCTGTAGGATATCCGTGGATGGCTCCTGCTGGTCTGAATCGTGGTATGATATCGAATGCTATTGATATAGAAATGAGTGCTACGCAGGGTGAACGGGATGCTTTGTATGGTAATCGAAACTGTATCAATCCTATCGTAAACTTTATTTCTACAGGTATCGTAGTCTGGGGTCAGAAGACTACGCAGAGAGAAAAGACAGCTCTTGATAGGGTCAATGTACGTCGTCTACTCAACTATCTGAAGAGATATATTGGTAATAAGACCCGTTATTTTGTATTCGAGCAGAATGTAGATGCTACCTGGGAAAGATGGCAGACTATTGTAGAACCTATTCTAGCTAAAGCCAAGAATGCTAATGGTATCTATGATTATAAGATTACCTTGGATGCTACAGACGAAGACTTTGAAAATAATCGGATGCCTATCACGATTTACATCAAGCCTGTCAAGTCTGCTGAATTTATTTCCTTGAATTTCAATATCCAGCCGTATAGTGCTTCATTCAAATAATAGGGAAAGGGGAGATACGAAATGTCACAGTTAAATGCAGCTTTCATGTCCGCTGACTCTAAGTATGAAGTACAGAGGACTAATAACTTTCGGTTTATTGTGGATTTATCTGAATTTACGAATAATACTTCTGTAAGTTCTGGGGATATCATAGAATTGGCTTGTGATACTACTGGTCTACCGAACGTTCAGAATGACCCGGTTGAGTTAGACTATGGTAACAGTAACGTCAAAGTCGCTGGTAAAGCTACGATTGACGATATTTCAGTTGCTGTAAAGGACTTCATTGAACCTGACGTAGAACAGATTCTATGGCAGTGGCGTCTAAAAGTCTATAATCCGAAAACCGGTAAGATCGGGTGGAGTAATTCATACAAAAAAACATGCTACGTAGTTCAGTACGGCCCGAATGGTGAGGTCGTAAGGAAATGGCAGTGTGATGGATGCTGGCCCACGAGCCTCGACTTGGGCGAACTAGATTACGCAAGTGGGGATAAGAAGCAAATCACCATGAATCTAAGTGTAGATAATGCTTTCATAGTTCGTGACGGTACAAATAATCATGTGTACGGCACGGATTAACATTAAACGCTCAGTACATTTCTGGGGTTTGTAATAGTAGGTAATAAATAAACTTTTCATGTAAGAATACATCATTCATTTGATGTGATAACGTTAAATGCTGAAAATAGAATAAGACACTAAGTCTGATAAAGGGTGAAGAAATTAGTATCTTCACCCTTTATTTTTGTGTAAATTCCTTTGCAATCTAGTACCCACTTGTGTTATAATAAGATAGAGGTAGGTAAATACTATTCAAATCATTTGTTGGAGGTGGTAAGTATGAGATACTCTAAGACACGTCACGGGTTTCCATTTATTGTGGATGTTTCTCTGTATCTTTCTATTGTGAGTAAGAAAGATAAGGTCTGTAAATTATGTGAATGCAAGTTTGAA